TTATTCATAATCTTCGTATTCTTTCCAGTTGTCTTTTTTAAGTTCCTCAAGAGTTTTAAATTTCCCATCAATAAATTGTCCGCCTTGGATTTTTCTAATAATATCTGATTCCTCTAATTTTCCTTCTTCAACAAAAGCAATTTCTAACATAAAACTATTCTTTAATGCTTTAAATGCATGTTGAACATTTTGATGAACAATAAAAGGTTCTCCAACTTTCAATTTTTTTTCTCCATAATCAGTTACAATATTAACATTGCCTTTAATAAGAAAAAATAAATTTTTTTTAGAAATATGATGATGAATACTGCATTGTGCATTTTTTCTTATATAAAGATAATCAACTTTTACTTTTTCATTTTCAAAAATTGTAAAAACCCATCCCCATATTTTTAAGTTTTGCATGATTTTTGCCTTTTTTGACTTAATCCTTTATACGAATAATTTTTAATTGGTATGAACTTCCATTTATTATAAATTTTTTGAATTAATCTAATTTCTTTTAATGAAATTTTATCTTTCAAAGAAAATTTTAAAGCTAAACTTAAATATTTCAGTTGTAATTTTGTTTTTAAAAAATGCCAAGCCATATGCTCTTTTTGATTAGCAAATAATCGTAAATTATTTATTTGATTGTTTGTACGATTTTCATCTCTATGATGTATCACTTCTTCTGATTTTAAATATCTTCCTAAGTGTTTTTCTACAACCAAAATATGCTCAAAAACATATCCTGCTCGACTTCTTGGATGATTTGGAGAATAAATCTTTTTATATCCTGCTCCATCCCAAAATTCAAGTCTTTTTCGTTGTTTCTTGTATCGTAAGCATCCACATGATTTATAATCGTTTTTTATAACATGGTCAAGTCTCATATTTTTTATATTTCCACAATCACATTTACATTTAGCTATGTAGCAGCCATCTTTTTTAAAAATATCCAATATCAACAAATGATTAAATTTTTGATTAATATACATTTTTCTTTTTAATTTAAATCTTTTCTCTCTCATATTTTTCAAATTTTGACCTTTTAAACATCCACAACTTTTTGTTTTTCCGTGTAATGAACTGATACTTATAATACATGTTTTTCCACATAATAAACAAATACAATTAAAATATCTTCGACCTTTTTTATTTTGATGATGAAATGATAAACATTTTAAATTATGAAATGTTTTATTTATGATTTTTTCATCAGGAATTTTTGGAAATGGTCGACCAATTATCATAGAAATACTCTCTTAGATAATTCTCTTAATTCTAATATTCCCCAAATTTTAAGATTTTTCATTGCTCATTCCTATTCTTCTTATGAATTAATAAAACTGCATAAATAGGAGTTAACAACATGGCAATAATTATTGAAATAAAAAAGGCAAAAAATGATTTCATGATAAATTTTTCTTAATTAAAGATATAATATATTTTTGAATTTCTTCTTGATTAACATTTGATTCTTTTTGTATTTCATTATAAAATTGAGCATATGAAATCTTTGGAAACGTAGTTATTTTTGATTTAAGAGAAACATTATAAATTTCAATTCCTTTATTCATTTCTTGTTTATAGCAACTATACCAATAATCTGGATGATTTTCTTTAACAATAGTTATTTTTCCATTAGGTTTTTTACGTTGAATATCATAACGACCTGTATTGTGATTACCTAACTTGTTTAATCCTACTCCTGTTTTTTCTTGTGTTTTCCAAACAATCTTTCCAATATCTGCATCTTCGTAGAAATGAGTATGTCCATCTATTTCGCCCCAATCTGCACCCAATAGATAAATTTTCTTACATCCTATAACAATGACAAAAGTTAAAGCCATCAAGCCAATCAATTGGGAGGAATAAAAACCTTTTGTCCATGAATCTTTTCCCCAATACCAATCTCTTTCATTTTTCTTTTGACAAGGTTGTAAAAGATAAGTATTCTTACTTAATTGTAAATCTTCATTACGATTAGAATTTTTATAAAAGGAATCATCTCTACCAATTACTAAGGGTAATTTATCTAATTTCTTTTGTTCGATTGCATAAAATCTATAATCAGAAAACATTTCCACTGTTGGATTACACCAATAATATCCCCAATTACAAGAAATAATAAATTTATTTTTGATAGCGTTCCAAATTGGAAGATTTTCAATAGGTGTTTGCCATAAGTTTTGTCTAATGCTTGAACCGCTACATAAAATAATACAAGAAGGTAAATTCATTATTTTGAAGTTTTTAATTGATTGTTAATATTATTTAAAATTGATTCTACTTGTCGAGAATAATAATCTACAATTTCTTTATTAAATTCGCCCTTTTGTTCTAATTGCTTTAAAAATCGTCGTCTTGCATGACGATTCATAGATTTATCACTTGTTTTTTGTAAATCTTGTCGAATATATTTCAAAAATAAAGCACCTGATTGGAGAAGAGTATAATACTCTTTCATCTTTTTTAATTGTTGTTCTTGAGTCTTTTTCTGTTTCTTTTGAGCAAAATACTGTTTAACTTTTTTAATCATTGTTTCTCCTTTTGTTTTTAGAACCTTTAGGTCTACCACGTTTCTTTTTTGATTTATCAAATTTAATTGTTGTATCATCTGATAACTCATATTCTTTTGATTCAGTTAATTCGTTTTTATTCGAATCAATAACTCTTAGCTTTATTTTATTTTCCTTAAATATTATTGGATTAGGTACTGAATTTACGACTTCATCTTTATGAGTTATAATAAACGTCTGTCTTTTAGTATCTTGCTGAGTTTCTTTAATAAAATTGATAGTATTTTTAATTGTTTCTTCATTATCTAATCGTTTAAATGGTTCGTCTAAAAAGAGAAATCCTTTATTTCTTGAGATTTCTAAAAGCACTAATCTTAATGCTAAAGCAACAATATCCTTTGCTCCGCCAGGTCGAGTATTAACTATATCATGAGATTCTTGCATATCAGGACTCTTAAGTAAAAATTTCATCGTAGGGTTATTTCCTCGCTTATCAAACTCTAATTCAAAAGAATATCCATCGTTTTGATAAACATACTGTAACGCTTTTGTAACTATTCCCTCAAATGTTTCTTTAATAATTTCAGTTGTTGCTTTTTGAATTAAATCTAATAATCCAATTGATTTTGCATTAGTAATTTGAAGCTCTTTTAAAGAAGTCAGTTTCTTGATAGTTTTTGCATACTGGTCACTCAACAAAGAAACCTTCCCTTTTAAAGAAGAAACTTCTTCTTCTAAATTAGAAATTGAATTTTCTAATTTATTAAGATTCATTTAAAACTTCCTCAACTTTTTGTACTTCTTGTTCAATATCTCTTTTCATATCTTCAATTTTTTCTTCCAAATCATCTTCCTTAACATCTAATACTTTTAATTGTTCAAGAAGTTTGGCTTTTTCTTCTTTCAAAGTTTGCAAACGTTCTTTTAATTTTGCTTGTTCTATTTTATTATCATTTGATTTTTTTTCAAGTGTTTGTATTTTTTCTATATAATTCATTACTTTTCTCCCATTAAATCTTTAAACGGATTATCTTTACCAAATAAATCTTTAAAGGCATCTATTGATTTAGTAATATCTTTTTTACAAAAAGGACAAAAATTACTTTCTGTTTGAAAAAATATCTTTTTACAGTGAGGACATTGGATAGTGTTCATCATTTCACATTCTCCATTGTAGTTAAAAGATGATTTACTACGTTTTCTTCAACTTTATTCTTTTTGCCTGTAATAACAATTTGCTCTCCTAAATCTAATGCTTGAAATTTTGTATCTTTTAAAGCATTTAAAAATTCAGAAATATCTTTCTTTTTCCCTTTTAATTCTTCGTATCGTTTTAAGTCAAAAATTTCATTTGGTTTTTTGGCTGATTTAAGTTTGATAATTTCATAACTTCTCTTTTCAGTATCTAATAAAAGAACAGATGGCTCTATTTTTGCTTCAGTAATATCTACTCTACCAATACAGCCAATGTTTAAAAAAGTAGTTTCATTTATCTCTTTTTTAAATGGATGATGATAATGTCCACAAAGAATTAAATCTGCATTCGTATTTATATCTTTACATTGAATATAAGATGTATTATCAAAAAATTTATTTGGCGTGATTAAGGCATGAATAATAGCAATCTTCCAAAAAATTCCTTTATCAAAATAAATTTCTTTTAAATCATTCTCGATATCAAATTTATAATCAATTCCTTTTATTTCCCAACCATCGGCTTGCATTTCGTCTGGAAAAGGAGGAAAATCACTTAATAATGAATGAAATAATTTGCTTCTTTTTTGCAGATGCATTAATCCAGTATCATTACTATTTTCAATATGACTATAAGCCATTGAATGATTGCCAAATAGAGAATAAATAGGAATTTTACCTTTTTCAATTCTATCAGCTACTGCATCCAATACAGAATAAGAGGGTTTTTCTGATTCAAAAAAATCTCCTCCATCTAATATCGCTTCACATTTATTTGTTTTAGCAATAGTAATAATTTCATCTAATTTCGCAAGACAATCTTGAAAATAATTACCTAAGCGATTAACTGAATTTTTTCCCTTAATATGAAAATCTTGCAAATATAAAAATTTCATCTTTTTTTATTCCAAGTTTCTTTGATATATGATTTTGGCTGTTTCATTAATTTTTTTATTAATTTAGGATTTCTTTTTAATTGTCTTTCGAGCATTAATTGAGATATGAATCTATTGATATCGTCTAAGCATTCTCGATTCCAAACTGTATCTGATTCTGGAAAGAAAGAATATTGTTTCCATCTTCCAAACCATTTTATTTCTCCTAACAAAGTATTATCTTTTTTAGCAACAACTTCATAGACTTTTGTTTTAGGTTTTTCTTCAAATAATTCAAATTTTAAATATTTACTTATCTTTTATTTTCTCCACAAATTCTCCATCTCCAGTTATAAAAGATACTCTGCCTTCATCTGCATAAACTTCAAAACCGCACAATGCTAAAGTAGCAATCAAATCTTTCCAAGTTTCTCGTGAAATTTCTTCTATTCCTGACCATCTATCAATTGTTATTTTGTATTTCATTTTTTAATCTCTCTTTTACATAATGGACAAATTTCTTGTTTATCCCAAATTTCTTTTAATTCTTGTTCTGTATTTTTTAATTCATTTTCTTTTTCTTGTAATTGCTTATTAACTTTCTTTGTCATCACAGTATTATATAATAAATCTTCAGATAATTCTTTTAATTTAGTCAGTTGTTGACTTTGCTCTTTTAATTTATCAAAATCAATATCTACTTCTTTTACTTTAGATTGTAAAAGTTGAATTTCTTGAGTATCACAATAAACTTTCTCTAATTGCATTTCAATTTGTTCTAACTTTTGCAATAAACTTGCTTGCTCTTTTAATTCTTTTATTTTATCATCGCTGATACTTTTGATTTGAGATTTTTTAAATTCAATAAATGCTTGATTCTCTTTGTTTGATTTTAATTTATCTGATAACTCTTTTAAAGTCTCGTAAATTTTAATGTTGTCTTGTATTTCTTTATATTGCTCTTTTACTATACAAAGTTTCTTTTTTAATGATTTGTATGATAATGAATAATCTGCTAATTCTTCTTCTTGTTTCTTAACTAATTCCTCATTTTCTTTTATCTCTCTATTACATCTCAAAGATTCTCGATTTAATTCTTTAAACATTTTATCAATAAGTTCATTTCCAGTTAAAGCATTAAATAACTTTGCTTTAAATGAATCAGAATATCTTGCATCCAATAAAAAATTTAATTGGTCTTGATTAGCAAAGTTTAAGTTAAGATGTTCATTTTCAATGTCAATTGCTGATATATTCAAAACTTCTGCAATTTCTTCAGGAACATTTCTACCAAAATTATCAAAAACTTTATCTTCACTGTCTTTTTGAGAAAGAATATATCGATTAATGGAATTAGTACGAATTCTTTCTACCTGAAAGTTGTTATCTAACCAAACTTTAACTGAGGTTTCATTTGTTCCTTCACGACGATAATCATTTTCTGAAATATTCGAAAATCCAAATAACCATTCCAAAGCTCGATACGTCGAGGAATTATGAACAATCATATCATTAGCAAGAAAATTGTGATATGTTAAGACTTCTAAATCAAATGTCTGCTCTTTACCTAATTCATTAATACTTTTTATTTTTAACCATTTAATATCCGATAAAAATAATTTATTTAAATTTTTATCTTTTAAAATTTTGGCTATTTTCTGACCTCGCAATTGTGAAACATTTCGACCATATTGACCTATATGATAAGATTTTGATTTTTTATATCCAGATTTTTCATTTAATTCTCTGGCTGTATATTTGGATTTTTTTGCTGTTTTATATAATAATTCTGAAAAATTAGAAGGATATACATCTGCATGGTTATTTTGATGAGATTGTTTCAATTTACATAATTTTTTTAATTTTTGATTTTTAATACCTATCAAAGGAATTGTTTTAGAGAAATGTATAATATCATTTTTATTGCCAATTCTTAAAATATAACATGGAAATTTTTTAGATGATATTCCATTTTTAGTATAATGCTTATATGTTTTTGAAATACAAGAATGAATACCAAATCTTAACAATAAATTTTGAATCTGATAAATTAATTTTTCTGATGATGATGAATATTCCAAAACTTTATTTTTAATTGGAACATAACCATCACATAAAAATAATCCTGCAATTAAATTAGAAATACATTCATTTGATAATTGAAAAAATTCTGAAGGAATATATTTTGTTTGAGATTTTAAATTAAAAAGCCCCAATTCAATAATCCAATTCCTAATAGGATTTAAAGACATATTTTTTCTTTGTTTTAATTTCAGTGGAGCAGTAAAATCTAAAGTTATTGCCTTAGATTGTTTTATGCGTTTACAATGATGGTCGCCAAATTCTTCATGAAGTTCTTTTACAAATTTTTTAATTATATGTTTATCTGCGTTTGTAAAAGTAATATGACCTGTAAAACTGCCATCTCCCAACAAACAACCTAAAACAAAACATTGCTTGGGAGAATATTTATTAGATATAAAAAAATGCTGTGGTATTTGATTGACAGAAGCAATATAGTCATTTGGTGTTATATCTTTTAATTGCAACCATCCACGATTTGTTAAAAATTTATGATTGCATGTAGCTTTGATTTTTTGACCAGACTTTAAAATTATTTCAAATACATGTTTAATTCCATTAATTTGAATATTTTTTACAGTTCCTATTGTTATTTTATTATGTTTATTTAAACTCCACACTTTCCAATTTGATTGCAATAACATTTCATTTATAGTTCTGTTTTTTCCTGTAATGGGGCATGGAATTATTGTATCTCCAGTTAGACATTTTCCTGTTCCAGTAATTCCAGAAATAACATTTATATCTTTAGAAAAATTAATTTCTAAAAATTCATGATATTGAAAATTTTTTAATCGAGCTTTTGTTATTTTCACTTTTTCTTATTTTCTTTTAATTTTTGTTGATGTTCTTTAACTCGTTTATCAATTACTTTGTCTGTCATTGCTTCTAATTCTTCACGTGTAGTTTTTTCAATAATTTGCAATTGTTGAAGTCCGAGAGCAATTGCTTCAGCGAGATTATCAAATAAGACTCTATCTCCAACTCCAATCTTAATTTTTCGCCCAATATCATCCATTAAAACATATTCTACTACTTTTCCATTTTTAACTTCTCTAGTAATTATTTCCTCAACTATCCATCTTCCAATTTGACAATTTTTTGATGTATAAACTCTTTGTCCTATTTTTGGTTCAATAACTTTCATAAATTCTCCTTAATAAAGTTTTTTCTTTTTTGTTTTCTGTAACATTGCTTGTCTTTTAAGATATTTCTCTTTTTCTATTCTTTTTTCTGAAGGCTTTTTGTAATAACGTCTATCTCTTATTTCTCGTAAAAAACCTGCCCGATTACATAATTTTTTAAACTTTGCAAGAGCTTTTAAAAAATCATCTTCATTTCCAGGATTACGAACAATTACTTCAATCATTTATTGCCATCCTTTCTTATAAAATCCTTCACCTTTAAAATTAAAAGAAATATTTTGACTTATTAATCGCTTCATAACTTGATTGCATTGTGAGCATTTTATTATTTCATTTCGTTTATGAATAGATAATATTTTGTCTTCAATCAAATTACAATTTTCACAAATAAAAGAATATAATGCCATAATTAATTCTTTTTTACACTTCCTGGTCTTTTATGACCTCTTTTATCTGATAAATCATCAAAAGCTTTTTGTCTGCGTTGCAGTCTTTTAAGTTTATTATGATATTTCATTATTCCTCCTCAGTATCCATCGGTCTTAAAATATCAAAAATTTCTTCTTCTGTAAAACCCAATGCTTTTAATCCATCAATAAACATAGATATAATTTCATTTAATTCGCTAACTTTTTGTTGAATCGTAATTATGCGATTAAACTGTTCTTCGTCTTGGTTATCTAGTATTATTCTCATTATGAATTCTTTATCACGATTATCCCTTGACAACAAGTAGTTTCTATGCTATCCTTTAATGATTTCAAAGGTTGCGAAGCAAGTTTAATTAGTTGTTTGAATGTTTTCATTTTAAACCTTTTGAGCATATTCTCTCAAATCTACAAATTTAATTTCTCTTTTTGAACTTTTTGGTCTAAAAATAACAATCGCAGAAGCAAACGGGGCAGTTGTTTTATTTCCTCCGAATTTAACTCGCCCCCTCATAAACCAAATTTCATCTGATTTTTTGGCAATAATATCATGCCAATATGTTCTATCTGTAGAAGAAACAATTAAAAATACTACTATTGCGTTATTTATTTCTGACTCTTTTTGTCCTTTTTCTAACCATTCTCTTGTATGCCCCCCATAAGGAGGATTTACAAAAACAATTTCATTTGCCCATGATTTACTCAATCCATCATCTTCTATAGTATAGTGTTTTTTACATTTTGCATTTTTATGTGTACTGCAAGGGTCTAATGTAAAATTAAATAATTTGTTTAAATAATTATATAATTTTATTGGTGTAGCCCATTCATTACTTTTTGATGAAACCATCGCTTTTTGTAACGCCATAATAAAACTTCTTTCAAATTATTTACTTGTTATCAGGGGATAGTTACCTTATTTATTTCTTTTTTAAGGTTAATCTTTTTTTGTTGTCTAGATTTTCTTCTTTTATCCTTATGAATAATAGAAGGTTTAGCTGTTTTTTTACGAATCTTTTTGTAAATTTCAAGTTGCGTTATTTTCTTTTTCATAATAAGTCTTTAATATTGTTCGATAAACTAATCTATTTGGTATATATGTTTGAAAAAAATAATCATCATTTCCATTATAAATATGATTTAAGGCTGCTGCAATGCCAGCACTTCTTGATATTCCAGCACAACAATTAATACAAATTAAATTAATTTTATCTTTCCACATTTCAACTGTATCAAGAATAATTTTTGCATGTTCTTCTGTAAAAAGTAATTGGTCATATGGATAATCATTTGTTTCTTCATCTAAATCATAAAATCTTAATCTTATACAATCTAAACGATTTGAATTAATTGGCAAAGATATAAAATCATAATTCGGGTCTTGAATACTTATAACAATATGCTTTTTATCTGTTATAAATTTTTGAATATCTCTTTCATTAAAAACTTCAATTTTCATTATTTGTTTCCGTTATATAATTTCCCATTAAAAACGCATATACCTTGTACTACTCTTTTCAAATCTACGTCAAAATATCCATTATCAAAAAAATAAACAACTGCAAAACCATGTGACCATTTATTTGGTCTGTTACTTTGATAATTCGGTGTTAAATCACAGGAACATCCGACACAATAACCCACTAATGCTATCTCTCTTGCAGGGCTTTCAGAACATCGAAATCTTGGACTATGCATATCAGCATGCAAAACATTTGTTTGAAACTTGTCAATATGAGCTTTTACATAATTTTGATTATGATACATTCCATGCGTAAAATTAAGCCTGCCAAGTCGCTCAATATGATTAATATCATCATAAACAATATATCCTCGCTCTTTTAATTTCAATTCGATTTTTGGGTCTAATAAACCTTCAAGAGCAGGCATTTCTTCGACTAAATCATAATAAAACCTTTCATGATTTCCATAAAAATATCGTTTATCGCAATTTTTTGGCAATACTTTATCAAATGCATCTAATAACTTATTACCTTCAATATAGTCTGATTGCATTCTTTTATTTTCTAATGTCTTCTTTTTATTTTTTAACCAATGAGATACTGGCTCCATATCCATGTAATCTCCCAAAATAATAAAACCATCAGGTTTAATATCTTTAGCTATTTCCAATTCAATTTTAACTGTTGGTTGATTTGTATATGGAATATGAGTATCTGCAATTACAAGATAAGATTTATATGGTCGATGTTTTGGCACTTTATTTGTAGATTTTGGTACTGTCCAGTTTAATGGTTGAATTATTGGCAATTCATTTGCTGCTTTTTGAGAAACTGTTTTAGATATTAACATTCTTCTTGGTTTAATTTTTCCTTGATGTCTTAATTTTTGTTCATATGATTCTGCTGTTCTTTTGCCAATATTGAAAAGTTCAGCTAATTCCAAAACATTTAAACCTTTATTGTAAAGTTTAATATATTGTTTCTCAGGAATTTTATTTACTTTGGATTTACTCATTTATTTCTCCTTTAAATAGTATTTACTCTCTAAAATTAAATAAACAAAAATAGCACTAACTATTCCATAAAACCAAAATCCTAGTCCTATACACAAATTAATAATTACCGCAGCCCATATTAAAGCAGCAGTTGTTGTGCCATCTATACTATTTTTATGATGACTAATAACTGCCGAACAAAGAAATGATATTCCCACAATCGCATATGCCATCATACGAGAAAAATTAAATGTTGTGGGATTTATATCATTTAAAATTTTTAATGAAATAATGGCAATTAAACAAGAAGCAAGAGATACAATAGCTAATGTACGAGACCCTCCAGCATCTTTATGATGTTTTTTCCGCTCTCTTCCTAATATCCAGCCAATTATAATACTAATTATCAATCTAAACATATCTATTTACCTGCCTGGTCTACATTAAATGCAATTTTTTCTCCATTTGATTTAGTAGCAATAAGTATATAACTACTGTTATCAAATTTACCAGTACCTTTACATTTCTTACATTCTTCATAAAATCCATCAGTAACTGCCAGCCATCCTTTGCCACAGCAATAACGACAGGTAGGATTATATTTCTTTTTAATAATTTCTACTTTTTTATTCATATCGCTTCAACATGTTTTTTAAAAATCGATTAATATCTTGTAAGGGTTCAAAAATAGATTTTCTATTTGTTCCTCCCCACAATACTCCAGCTAATTCTCCATTCTCATTAAATACTCCTCCACCACTACAACCTCCAATAGATTGAGCTAAAAAATATTGATGGTCAGAAGTAATATTTGTTATTCTTCCTGAAATAGTATAAAGACCTTGTGGCGGATAACCTAAGTGATAAACCATGTCATTTATTTGCGTTCTACATGAAGCCATTTTAACTGCATTATGATTTGGAATCATTTCATCTGTAATTAATAATGCTAAATCATCATCAGCAGATACTAACATACCAACTACTAAAATATTTTCAACATAAACTTCTTCAAATGTATCAATACAATGTTTAGCTGTTAAAACTTCAGCTTGATGTAAATCATTCTTAATTACTGTGCCTGTACAATATCCCATACCATTATCATCTGTTGAAAAAATAGATACAACTGATTGTCTCATTGAATAGTAAACATCATTTGGAATATAATCATTTGCAAAACTAGCTGTTGTAATCAAACTTAAAAAAATTACTGTCAACAAAATTTTTTTCATTTTATCTCCTTTTACTGCAAGTCAAATTCATTTTATACTTATTCAACCATTCTCTTCGTAAAGTTTCTTGCATTTCAAATTCATCAAGAAAAATTTTACACTTTGTTTGATAGAGAATAGTATAATACGTTGGATAAATCTTTAAAGCTTTTTTTAAAAAGTGAAAATACATTATTTTTCTCCAACAATAATATCATTTTTATTATTCGTTGGTCTTGTATAAACTTTTGATTTTTTGGGCATGTTTTGGTAAATCTTTCTCAGAAATTGCCTAATATCAATTAAAAGTTTCAATTTAACAACAAGGGCATCTGTTATAATTCGTTCATCAGCAGATTCATTCTTCATTAATTCATCAACTACTTGAAAAGCTTCTGCATCAGTAATTCTTTCATACTTTTCCATTTTACAGTTCTCCTTCACTTAATAGATAATATTGCACCATTTTTACTCCATATCCCTCTTCAACTCTTAATTTCCTTTTAATAATTTTTTCTTGTTGAATTAATTTGCCTAAAGCTCCAACATGACCTGCACTAAGATTTTCTTGAATTTCTTTAATCGTAACTTTTTCCTTTGATTTTATAAAATCATATAATTCTTGTTCTTTATTTGAAGATGACATATATTTGCTCCTTTAGTTTAAGTATATCATATGAATTTATGCTTTGTCAAGTTTTTCAACTGATTTTATCGAATCTATCGAACCTTCTTTTTTCTTTATCTTCTTTGTTTTCAATGATTTAGATGCTTTTTTCTTATCGAATTTTTTGTCTGATTCGATACTTTTATACTTCTCTTTTATTCTCTTTTTAGCTTCTCTTGCAGAATAATATTTCTTTAATTCTTCAAAATTATCACAATTCTCTAAAAGTTTATTTCGATACTGACTTCCTAATATGATTGAATATGATTCAGCTAAATTCAATAAATCTTCTTCCCATGATAATGATTCGAAAGTCGGAACTAAAATATTGAAAATACATCTTTCAATCATTGCATTCCAATCTATCTTCTTTCTATCAATATGTTTTTGATTATCTTTATCAAATGCTAAAACTCTTGGTTCTTGCATATAAATCCACCAATAACGCTCTCCAATTTCTTTATTAAATTCAGAAATTAATTTTTGTGTTTCATCTAACGCTTCAAAATAGATTTCTTTTTTTGCATATTCTTCTCTTGGTTTATTAATCTTGCATGGAATAGCAATCTCTTGTAAAGGTGCTTTTTTAAATGCTTCAATCTTCTCTTTTATCCATTCAATGATTTCTTCTTTAGATTTCTTTTGCCATAATTTTTCCTTAATTAATTCAGCTTGAAAATCTTTAACAAATTTTTCATAGTCTCGTCGAACAAGTTGCAAACCTTTCTTTTCTATTTCTATTTTTTCATTCGGTTTTTCTAATTTACCAATATAACGACATTTACTTCCAACATATAATTGTCTAAATATACCTTCATATTCCAATTCAACATTTACATTTGGATTATTATATTTGTTCATTGCCCATGCAACAATCCATTTATTTAATCTATTGATAATCGATTTATCGCTAGTATTCAAAACAAATGAGTCTGTATCAATAAAAATAATCTCAATATCATGCTTTTTTAACTTCTTTTGTAAAAAATTTAAAAGGTCTCTAGGCAATGCTGTAGTAGTATTAAACGTGTAAAGATTAAATAATCTAGTATAAATATTCCCATAGCTTCCAAATCCACTATTATTAAAAGACTTGCAAGCTTTGTATGCCAAATCAATAACTTTTCCTTCTTCTGTATCAATAGATACTTGCTTTAGTTTATTTTTTAATTCTTGTTTCCATTGCATTGGATATTCAAAAGATTTTGGGGCAATTGTTTCTGGATTTTGAATATAATAGCAAATCCATCTAAGAGATTTCCAATCTGTTGGAAAGTTATTTTTATATTCTTTTCGTTTTTGCAATTCTTCTTTAGATTCACGAAAATAAATCGGAACAGGAATAATATTTTTTTCTTTTAAATAAGTTCCCCATTTTGTATTCGCCCAAGAGGAATATCCCTGTTCAATCGCTACAGTAATTTCATCTTCCGATGGAAACCATTCTGGCATATCTTTTTGTAATCGTAAATTTGTAACATCTAAATTAAAATCAATAATCATACGAGGATATGCAGAATTTCCTGAAATAAAAACTTTTCCATTTCTTCTCATAACAACAAAACCATTTTGCACTGTTGGACACCAAACTATACCACTATATTTTAATTTGTTTATCGGTTTATTGTATTTTATTCCTGACATTACATTTGTATAATTCGTTGGTTGAAAATATACACCTTTTTTATGTTGAATTGTTCTATATCCCAATAATACACACAAATATTGAAATCTATCTCTTGCCAATTTTGTATGAGCATTGTAATGTTTTCTTGTTTTATCTCCATCTCCTTTCATTAGCGTATCCAACAATATTAATAATTGTCTTTTAGATAAATTTTGCAACATCCATAAAGGAATAATTTTATGATTTTTTTCTAATTTAATTAGATTGGAATATTTTGTAGGTATATACCAATGTTTTTCTTCTGTTTTAAGATTATGAATTAAATCATTGTTGATTATTCTTTTTCTAATATGAGATTTTATATCCCAATTTAAATTTTTAAAAGATTTATCAATTTCTAAACAATATTTGTAATTTTTATTATTCGATTGATAAATAGAATATGAGATAGAATGATTTTTTTTCTTCTGATAGGCAGTGCCATCAGAAATTATCCAAGCATAAATTCTTATTAAATCATCATCAATGTTATAGTCTTTTTTGTCCTTTATTTGTCCTGAAACAGGCAAAATACTATGATGTTTTGTAAAATCTTTAGCTAAACATATTTGCCATTCTTCGGGATTTCTTTCGATTCCTTTATAAGATTTTATTGTTCTTTTAAATAACATCTTATGATTCCATGTCAAGAGTTGGTCTAATGACCTATTTTTAATATGAATCATTTCTTCATTTTTTACTTTATATGTATGAGTATATAATAAATTTTGAAATTCAATTAAATTATTTCTAATATTAAAACTTGCAACATTTTCACCAATAGTTAATTCTTTATATGTTTTCCAGCCATCTTCTGTAAGAATTTCTGTGTCTGCTGAATAACAACCTAAATCGCATTTTATACAATCAAAAAAGACACCCTTTTGAAAAGTATCACGATATGCACCATCTTTCTTATAATTTACATTATATTTTAATTCATGCCTTTCTTCATCTGTATAATTAGGTTTATTGGGCAGAATTCGATTTAATTTTTTAGCTATTTGAAAAAATAAAATATCCCAGGGTCTTGAATTTAAACTTTGCCAAGAATAATTTTTGTATTCTGCTGGCATATCTTCCCAATTGGTCTTGCTAAATCTTCGTATGGAATCAAATAATTCAAAATAGTGATTCTTTTCATTTAATTTAACTAATTTTTCTACGTCTTGTTGACATTTCTCTTTAGACATTTCAATATTCATAAAGTCTTCATCTTCCCACAATTTATAATTCAAATCTTCATGAGCTACTTCGTTTAATTTATATGAATCTCTCTTACTCAATGTGAATTTAACATCAAGTCCTGTCATATCAACAATTGAAATCCCTGCTGGCATTTCATATCCATTTCTCCAATGTATCTGATTAATGGGAGATATTTTTTTTGCAAAGTCTGGAAATCGATATTGCAAATATAAAAAGTCGAAATCAACTGCATTCCATCCTGTTAGAATATCTGGTTTTAATTTATAAATATAATTACAAAAATCCTCTAACATATTAAATTCAGATTTATAATCTTTAATAAAAAATGTTTTATATTTTTTTATATAATTATCATATATAACAATTGTAGAAATAGGATAAGGAGCAGTTTGTGTTTCTTTGGGGCGAGGCAATTCGGGGGCTTGTACTTCAATATCAAAAAATACAATTCGAGTATTTGATTTTTCTATTATATCAACTTTATCAACAAGATAACGATATGTATAAATTAAATCAGATGAATATGAAGCATTACTTCTCTGTTTTCTAACATCTCCAGGTTGTTGACAATATATCTTTTTTAATGCTTGACCATAAATAGATAATGCATCAGATTCTTTATCTGTTGTTGGTTCATAATAGTAGGGAAGAAATGACTTATCAACAATGATTTTTTGCGACCCATCTTTCTCTCTACAAAAAAGATAGATTTGATTTTTCCAATTCGCAATATTTTGTAAGGGATAAGATTTCATTTATTAATCTTTGCTATTAAATCGTTAGCTCTAGCACTACATAATCTTTTAATTATTTTATCTTTCCACTCAACTTTACTAGTTTCACTGTGCAATAATTTTGCAGACCTTTTTACATAAATGCGATTTTTATACCATCTTTGATTATCTAAATAAATAAATAATCCATAATTTTTATTTGTTGCTTGAATCCATTTTTGAGCTTCTTCTTCTAAATCTTCTGGCACACATAAAGCAAATTTATTTGTATTATTAATTGACCAATGTTTATGTTTTTTTGCTCCATAAAATCGATAGCCAGTAGTTTTGTTTTCTTCTCCATTAATTAAATCAAATTTATTAACTTTAATCTCAACTTCCAAAGAACCATTATTTGTTATCACTATTAAGTCGGCTCTATTATAACCATAACAAACTTCATCTGCACATAACCACTGTCGTTTAAAACGAAAATAAGCCATCAAAGCTGCCTTTAAATGTTGAGAAGTAATTGAACTCATTATTTAAATTCGATTCTCTTTTCAATTTTATAAAATAATTCCCTTGTTGCTCTAATATCTGCTAAAGCATTATGAGCATTATCTAAATCAACATCAAATTCTTTTGCAGCAGTAACTAATCTTGAATTTTCAATGTTAATTATTTTTTTAAAATTCATTAATTGTACTAGAGGTAAAGTGTCAAGACATCCTGAAAATTGATATTGTATCCAGCTTCCTAAATATTTATCATTATTTTTTATAAAAAACTCGACGAGAAAATCAAAATCAAATTTTATATTATGACCGCCGATTATAAATTTATCATTTCGATTATAACGATTAATATATTTAGAAAAAACTTTAACTAGCTTTCGATAAGCCTCTTGAGGAGTTTGAAAAGTTTTAATTTGTTCCAATGTTAAACCATTTACTTTTAATGCTTCTTCAGAAATACTATCATAATCAAATGGCTGCATTTCTAAATAAAACTCTTCTTTAATTTCCCCATCAATTTCTACAATACCAGCCAAGGTTAGAATATCTCCTTTAATTGGATTTAATGAACTCGTTTCGCAATCAAACCAAAAAATTTTCATTTATTATTCCTTTTTTTCGGATAAAAAATAACAATCATACTAGGAAAAGGTGCAGCATTATTAAAATATTTACATCCTGTTTTATTTCCAAAACTTTCAAATTTTAATCTGCCTTTAACAAATCGAATTTCAACTCTTTCTCTTGGTTTATGTAAGTTTTCGTCCCAAATGTAATTAAAAAATCTTTTTGTATCTGTTCTTGCCGGCAATAAACAAACAACCGTTGATCCTTTATCAGATTCTTCTTTAGCCTTCTTAACAAATTTATCTTGTATTCGAGAGTATGGGGAATTCATAAAACAAATATCATTTGACCAATCTTGAATGAGTGCATTATCTTCTTTAGTAAAATATTTTTTGCATTTAGCACTTTGTTTTGATGCACAGACATCCAATGTAAAATGAAATTCTTCATTTAATTTATCAAATAAGTCTTGAGGAGTTCCCCATTCATCTGAATTATTTGAAAATAATCCTTTATTTATCATTATCTGATTCTTTTTTCTTCTTCTCTTTTGTATTTTGCAAAAATTTAACTCTTTTTGCAACTACTGAATAATAATCCTTATCTTCAACTCGATGAATATCTAAACGACCATCAACTAATACCATACTTGCTTTTTGAAGCCATTCTTGACAACTTTGAGCTGTATTGTCAAAAGTAACAATGTTTAAAAAAATTGCTTCATTTTTGCTATCATTGATTGCAATACGAAATCGACATACATGCTTTTGTTGTTCAGTGATTTTGTACTCTGGATTAGCTACTAATCGACCAACTAGAATTACTTTATTCATTTTTTCTCTCCTTTAATAAGTTATTTAAGACTCCATCCATAATTAAAAGCAAACATTTCTGCAAATTTTTTAATAAAAGTTTTATTTTTTATCGTAGTTTGCATAATATTTTTACGAGCTTGATAATTATTGTATAAATAATTCTGTAACCATTCAACGAATTTACTCTCAGTTTCTAGTGACCATTTATGAGTTTGAAACCATGTATCTGAATTAAAATCAATTTTATCAATAGAAACATTTACAAATTCACACATCTTTTTTAAAATTGCCCATAAATACTTTTCTTTTTGTAAAGCTTTGTTTTTGTCAATTACTTTATTCATTTTTTCTCTCCTTTATTCATACCATTTTTTTGTTGCATCTGTAGAATCTTGTATATTTGAAGTATCTCCTGTAAAATCAATACCTTTATTGCTTTTTTCAATTGTTTGTCTTTTTAATAAACTTTGAGCAGTTACAACTGCATTTTGAGCAGAATTGACGTATCGTGAGAAATCTGAGGCATATCTGCGTATATCAGAAACTTTTTTTCTAGCAACTGCTTTACAATGGTCTTTGTCTTGAATTCTTAAATTCTTAAATTTCTTTTCTTCCTGCAAATAATAATCATTTTCATATTCAATTATCATCGATTCCAATGCACCTGCAATAGTATTTAATTTGGTTTGGCATCCATTAATCTGTTGCATTGCATATTTTAAATCATACTCACTCATCAAATCTCCATCAATCATTTTCATTGCCCAAGAATCAATCAAGTCGAAATATTTTTTATAATCTTTAAACAACTGTTCAATCTTTCCGTCGTCATACATTTTTTTCACTTCCGCACTTGTCATTTTAGCAATCTCCTTATCAATGATTTTCGTTTTTCTAAATAAGCAAATAATTTTTCAGCTAACTTCCAATTTTCCTCTGCATTTCTATATTTATTTTTTAAATAATACCTATATGCTAATTTTTCCAATATTCTTTGTTTAAATCCTAACATAAGATATCTTTCTTATTATAAATCTTTTAATAAATCAGAATAATCTGCACAACATAAAATCTCTTCTCGTAAATGAGGATACTTTTTAATCATATCAGAATATAATTTTCGATATAGCCATTTATGATAAGGTAAAATAATACAATTCAAATAAGGAATAATTTTACTTAATGCAAAAATATCAAAAGTCATTAACCATTTTGGATAACCAGCAACTTTATAACTAACCCAGCCAGGATGAGTAATGCTAAATAAACTTTTCCAACCCAATCCAAAAGAAATATATATTCTCACAGAATTGCCGCACCAAACAGGTTTTCCGTTTCTTTCTACATATAATAATTTATTTGGTACTGAGACACAATAAACTTTTCCAGTATAATTAACAATATTTTCTTTTTGAATTTTTTGTTTTAAAGTATCATGACAGTTAGAAGTGCGATGTTCTATTTTATTTAACCAATTAATTTCAAATACAGGATAATTACTTTTAATGGGTCTATTATTAATAAAAGAAACATAGTCTCTTCTATCTCGTATATTTTGTTTCCCACAATAACCAGCCTTCAAAAGCAATTCCAAAACACCGTCTGCTATATTTTTTGATATAGTAGATAATATATAGGCTGTCTCTGTTTTCTGACCATCGCCCCGATACAAACTTTTTAAAAATATTTCAATTAAGTAAGGATTTAAATTATAAATAAATAAAGGAATTGTTTTATTTAATGCTGTTCGATTACAATGTTTATGCAACCATCTAGCTAATTGAGTGTTGTAGACGTGCAGTGCAGCTCCATAATTTCCTCTTAAACTTATAGAATAATCAAATCCACATTTATTAATAATTTTTCCAACAATATCAATTTCTTTTTTATGAATACAAAAAGAAACTTGAGATGTTCCTGAATAACAGCCTTCTGCAAGAAACCATCCCAATAATTGAAGCCAATATTTCATCTTAATCTTTTTTGTAGGTTGTATAAATTTTCTACGAATTTTATTCCCCAATTTAGGAATATTATTCCAAAAATTTTTATATTCTGGCAATTCAAAAAAATCTACATTCTGACCTTTCCATTTAGCTCCTTTCAAAAATTTTTTATCTTTTCTGAAAAAATTATGAAATGTATTTAATTTATAAGAAAATTTTTTAAATTCTTTATCTTTTTTGCCTCCATGAATATCTGGTTTAGCAAAATATAAATTATGATTAGGAGTAACTAAAAGATTTACCCCTCGTGTGTTCAAATAATACATTTCTCCTTGATATTTATATTCAATATAATCATAAGCTTTTTTATATATTAAATAACCGTTTTTATCTAAAGTTGCAAATAAATCTTTATTTATATTAACATCTTTGAAATATTTCCATCCATTATCAGTTAAAACTCTAGTTTTATCATCATAGCATCCATATTTCTCCTTATATTGTGTTACACCAACTCTTCCCCATCGACGAAGATTGACACCAATATATCTTGCTGCTTCATTAATTCCTTTCCAATCTACTCCTTCATCTCCCCAAGAATGCATAATTTTTTCTCCTTAATTCATAAATTATCTTTCTGTCCAATCCAACTGTTACAATATGGACATTCATTTCCGTCATAATCTTCGGGTATTTCTTTATCGCAATTAGAACAAATTCTCATTTTTTTCTAGGTCTTCCTCTTTTTTTCTTTTTTGGTGTTAAAGCTTCTTCTGAAATTTTATTTTCAACTTCAGAATAATCTTCTGATTTAATTTCTTTTTTTATAGATTCTTCTGGCATTTTAATCTTTGGTTGTTCTGTTCCAACATAAATTCCTAATTGTCGAGCTTCATCTACTTTTTTTTCTTTTAAATAATCTTCTATCTTTTTTCTTTGTTCTTCTGTTGCATCAGAGTCAATTCTAATAGGAATATCTTCATTTTGTTCTACTTCATCAACAAAACCTTTATCAAAAAGAAAAGGAATATGAACTTCTGAACCCTCTTTAACAGACTTAGAAGATTTGGTTTTTTCTAATTTGATAACTACATCAAATCCTAATTCTTCTTTTTTTGTTATATATCGGATTTTACTTTCAGGGTCAATAAAGTATTCTTTAATCTTTGTTATTGGAGAATCTGATTTCTGTCCTCGTCTAACAAAACATCTTGTAAATGCCCAATGTTTTAGTGCTTCTCCACCTGATAAATCAGCATGAGTATAAAAAGAACCAATTCCTGCAATTCTTATCTGTCCAATCATAATAACACTTGCTTGAGCATTAAATACGTCAGGAGAAACAACTCTAAAAAATTTGGATAATGTTCTTGCTAATTCTGCAATTTCTTTCGAAGCAAGTTCTCTCTCTTTTCCTTTATTCTCTTGTTCATTTTTTGGTGACATCGCTTGAATACTGTCAACAACAATTAAATCAATAACTTTTTGTTTACAAAGAGTACGAATAATTTCAAGAGCCTGTTCTGCATTTTCGCATTTCTCTGCTAAAACTAATTCTTCTAAATTAATCCCTAAAGAAATAGCTCTCTTTTTATCAAAGGTATGTTCTAAATCAATATAACAACATAACTTATTATCTTTTTGAGCATTTGAAATTGCCTGAAGAACAAGTGTAGATTTCCCTACTTTTTCTCCGCCATAAATAACAGTAAATGTTCCTCTTTTTGTTCCTCCTCCAATGAATTTATCAACTGTTTTAATACCAGTAGGAATAACTTCTTTGTCTTGAGCCTCATTTCCAAACGATAAAATCTCCCCTTTTTGCCCCTTATTAAATTGTTTCATCGTCTCCAAAAGTTTTTGTCTGCGTTCATTCATTTAGTTTCTCCTTAAAAATCTTGTATAAATATGTTTAAATGTGCCATGATTTTTTTCAAACCATGCTTTTCTTAATTCTTTTTGCTCTAAATATTCGTCTAAATAAATTCTACATTCTTTTTGATAAACAGAAATCCATAAATTTTTGTCAACAACATGATTATAATTATCTAGCCAAAATAACTCCGTTCTTGGCAAAACGATTCTTCTATTCCAATTTATTACTGACATTTTAAACTCCTCGTATAAATACTCCAAAAATCTGTCCATTCAAGATGTACTCTTATTTTTTCATCTTTATTTCGTGTAATTAAAACTGGTATATCTTGACTATGAAGAGGTACTTCTTTAATTATTTTATCCATATCTGCTTCTTTATAAGCATTCTTTAAAGATTGATTATCTTTACATTCTAATTTAAGACCGCAAGATGTAACTAAATCGCCCTTTCTCCCCTTGTTCCCCGAACCTGGAGAGCGTTTAGCATAAATATCTATTTCTTTAATATATTCCAAAATTAATTCTTCAAGTTGTATCCACTTTTTTTTCATTCTTTAAACCATTTCTTTGGCAATAATGATACATAAATTTGTAATAATAACTCTTGCAAAACAACATTTAATTTTAAACCACTGCATTCAATTGAATCATTATCGTGCATCAAGTAAACATAACGCTGTAATCTTTTTTGAGCTTTTACTAATTGCTGTAATCGATAATTATAATAGTTTAGAAAGAACTTTTTCATTTTCTTTTTTTAGTAGCCTTTCTAGCTGACTTTTTTGATTTTTTGCTATTAGATTTTGTTCGAACTTTTCGTTTTTTCTTCTTTGTCTTTGATTTAAAATCTACATCTTCACAAATTCCCAACAGAGCTAACACAAAACCATCGACCAAATTGTTATCTTTTAAATCTACTCCCAAATGGTAGACCCATTTCCCAACTGCAATTTTACTTTTTCCTTTTCCTTCACTTCTCGTATCAATCTTAAATTTTGCTCTGGCACTTACAGCACTAATTGTTTCAAAAGTAATATTTTTTTTGATACATTCACTAATAGCAAATGCTCCATATTTTGCCAATTCAACACTTCCTGCTCTACTAAAACCAACAAAGACCTCTTCAATTACTGCACAATCTTCATCTTGAAATAATCTTTCGAAAGTTTTAACCATTGAAGCGTATATTTCTTTTTGATTTTTGGTGTTGAATCCAAGTACTAAACCATCAATATATAAATCAGTTTTATCAGTTTTTAAGAACACAATTCCACTTTTTTGAGCAGTATCCACTCCGATACTTGTAAAATTTCTCTTAATTTTGTATGTAATCTTTTTTTCCAATTCACTTATTTTAATTTTCATTTTTGTCCTCTGACTGTAATTCTTTTTGTTTCTCGATGAAAATGCATAGGGATAGTTACATATTGAATTCCCACTTTACTATCTCTCATTTTCTCAGTTTTCCAATAAGTATTCTCATTATCAAAAGTTACTTCTTTTGTTACTTCATTAACTTTTTTGGAATGACGATATTTGGCTACAAAACTTGCATAAAAATCAAATAAATCGGGAGCAAAAAATGAGCCATCTTTTCTAACTTGAACAAAAACAATCAATAAACCTCCATGTCTAACTAATTGGTCATTTAAAGTTTTCATCAAGTTTCCAACTTGCGAATAATCTTGAGGATTTAACCAATCAATGATTGTTATTGCATTATCTTCCAATTCAACAGCAGTTGCATCTGGAACAATCTTAAATGCATAATCGCCTTCTTTTAATCCTAATGTAGCACTAATTAATTTAAATTTACTTCCTGCTTCAGTACAAATATAATATGGTCTTTTTCCTTTATCAACAAATTCTTTAATTAAATTCAATGCTAGGTGGGTTTTCCCTTCGCCTGTCTTGCCACCGAGAATTATCATTGAACCAGAATCAAAATTATTATATGAACCAAACCAAGGAACTTCAAATCCTAAAGGTTCTCCTACACTCATAAAATCTGTTTCCCATTCAACTTTTTCAATATATTTATATACTCTTCCTAATTTTTGAATTTTCTGTTCTTTCAATAAATAAGAAAGTGAATCTTCAATATCTTTTTTTGGATGACCTAATGAATTTTTTAAATCATTTGAAGTTGCTGTTTTAATACTTTCCATTTTCAAATGCTCAAGAATTTGATTAGCTAAATCTTTTTTATCAAAATTATCATACTTTTCTAGCTGATACTTCATAGCTTTAACAGTTTTATAATCCATTGGGTCTGCAAGTAGCTTATTAAAATTTAATAATGACCATTCTACTTGTTCTGGAGACATCTTTTTTCTTAATATACCACCTAATTTAATAAAGGTATCATTACATTCTCCATCCAAACCTTTTAAACCATTATCAACTCCTAATTCTTCTTTATCAATTGCATCTTTAATGGAATTATCTTCACTTTTTTTACTTCCGCTTTTTTCTCTCTTTTGTTTGATTGTATCTAAAAGAAATTTCTTTAATTCTGGTGTTAGTTTTGAAATTTTAGCTCCATTCCAAGTTCTTTCAAAATTATCAACAATAGTAGGAGCAACAACAATATAAGCATTGTTAACTCTTACTTCCATTTCATAACCAACTGACCTTAAATTTTCATGATTAACTTCATCAAAATCGTTATCATAATCCAGAAGAAAATGAAAACCTCTTTTGGTTTTTTGTGTAGCTGTATTTGGTATAAGTGCTTTTGTTTTTTCTAATGTTTTTGGACTATCAATATCAATCATAATTACTTTACTAACTTTTCCTCCCACTAATCCAAGACCTAATCCATTACTTAACCATTCTTTCCATTGATTCATATCATAACTAATATTTCTTTTCCAAGAAATACCAGAAACAGGGTCTTTACTATTTGGCGATAATGGAATTAATCCAAATCCAGAATTTGAATATGTTGCTAACAATTCATCAATCTTTTCGTCTGTTGAAATATTTAAAAGATTAATCAAGTAGTCTCCAATTTCATCATCGGAAAGATTTTTCATATCTGGTTCGTATTTACGAAATACATCAAAAATATCTCCTAAATCTCCATGAACTGAGTTAAAGCATTTTAATTTATAACCATAATTAGGATAAATTTTGCACGTTGCATTTTTTTCTGTAGGATGTTCATCGTGAAACGGACACACAAATAATTTATTTTTAGTAATTTTTAAATCTTTGTTCACATGCATTAAATAATCTGCAAGATAAGAACAAATTAACTTTCTTGTTTCTTTCTTCACAGTTGTCTCCTCTATTTATTTTCTGCTAATGTACCTTTATTTAATTCTTTTAAAATTGGTGGCTGTTCCCATCTCTTAATTTTTTCTCTTTGATTTTTCCATCGATAATAGATAGTTAATACTTCATCTAATCGAATAGGCATAAATTTATTAACATCTACACCCACATTGATACATAATCGAATTTGCCCTAAATAATAAATTTCTTTAATTTTCCAAGCTCGATGAACATGGCTATTCAACGCCAAATCATAATCTATTCTTGCATAAAGAGGGTCATGTAATAATTGAATTTTTAATCCATTTTGATTTAAAATAATTTCTTGATTTTTTGTTTTAAGGGTATTTCGATTTCCTTGGTCATGATTTCCTTCAATCCAAATATGATGTCCATTTAATTGGGAAATAATCTCTTCTGCTTTTGTTTGTTCGCCATTTCCTGTTTTGGTTTTTCCATACAATATTGTATCTCCAAGATGATACACTACATCATCTTTTTTAACTCTTTGATTATGATTGAAAATGATTTTTTGATTCATTTCTTCATAATTTTCAAAAGGTCGATTACAATATTTAATAATATTAGAATGTGAATAATGCTCGCAACCAGTAAAATATAAATTCATTTATTTCTCCAATAATTTAGGATTTTGATAAATATTTCCAATATAATACCAACTGCTCCAATTTATATCTATTAAATGATTGTCACCCAAAAAGAAACCACCCTTTTCCCACTCAATTGTTTTTTGCGTACAATCTCCACAACCCCAGTCATTACAATAAACATCGCCCTCATAAATTTCTTTTCCATTTTCATCTTTCAATCCAGTATATTGCATCCAAATTAAACCATCTCCAGCCTTGTTATAGAAATGTTCAGCATCTTCAAGACAAGTCCATTCTCTGAAATCTTCAAAATATTCCATAAAATTGCTATCTTCATCCCAAGCTCTGAATTTAATAGGTCTCATTTCTATTCTCCCCGACAAAACCAAATAACAAAATTTGTTAATGAATACAGAAAATAAAGAATACCAAATTTAATCAATCCTTGTTTAAAATATTGCATTGCTCCAAGAGCTTGCAATACTCCGCAAGCAAAAACAAAAAGATTTGTAGTTAAAAACCATTTAAACATTTTATTCCTCTTCAAATGGTAAAATAATATCAGAGTATCTTTTTAATTGGCATACAACATTGTATTCTTTTTGAACTATTTTAGATCGGAAAGAATCAGATTCATCTTCTTTTCCTCGCTTCTTACGAAATTCTAATGTTTGTGCAGGAGAACCTTCTAAATAAATTGAAAAATTATCTGAATAAAATTTTCTTAAATAATTAGCATAAAGACCTTCAAAAATAACCAAATCAATATCATCAGAATCAATTACATTATGTTCCATTGCATCTAAAAATCTATGCACTCTTTTAAAATGAATATTCTTTTCTTGCTGAAAATCTTCATAAATTCTTTGAAGATAATCCCAATCAATTTCAGATAAACCAACAGTCTCTAACCCTTGTTTCTTTCGATTATAATGACGAATAGAAGGCATAGTATTATAGTAATCATCAAGAGATATAACAAGACTTGATTGTTTATTTTCAAAAGCAATTTTTTGTAAACAATAGGCTAACTCAGATTTTTTACTGCCTGAAGTTCCACCTATCAAAATTATTCGATTATCTTTTATTGAAGAAAAAACTTCTTTAGCTCTATTATAATCCTGCTCTGAAACAAGAATAATATCTCCTATCACACATTATCCTTTCAGTTGTTTACTATTTAAGATTGTGTTTCTATCTCTTTACCCATTCTTCCGCCAAGCGAAATAATATGAGGGTCTTCAACAGTAATAATTTGCAATCTTTTACAATGAATACATTGATATACATCTATTTCGATTAATTTTTTCTCATAAATTATTGCTGATTGACGAAGAAATTTTAATTTATGTTTACTCATAATAACTCTTTCAGTTTTTTACTTTGTAGAAAATATTTAAGAAGCTTTGAGCCAGTTAATAAATCTTGCATATGAATAATTTCTGTTGGAGCATGCATATTGCGTAAAGGAATACCCCAAACTAAAGCTTTAACACCCTCGCATTCACCAGTAACTTCTAATGAAGTATATCCAATTCTTCCTGAGCATGCTTGGACTTGATAAGGAAGTTTTCGTTTTTTAGCAACTTCTGTAACTAATTCCCAACATGATTTATCAATATCTGTTCCTCGATATAATGAAATGCCTTTTCCTAATTCACATCTGCCAACTTCTGTTTCCATTCTATCCACTTCTCCATAATCGGTTGCAAATGTAACATCTGCTTCGATTACAAGATTCGGTTTATATTTTCGTACAACTGGAAATAATTTAGAATTTCCTGTTTCTTCTTGTGTACTAAATACAAAAATTAAATTCACATTTGATTTGACTCTTGATTTAACTAATTGTTCAATTGTTTTTATCAAAAGAAAACAACCAGATTTATCATCAAATCCATATCCAGCATAATAATCTGATGTCAAGCTACGAAAATTAGATTGATAAACAACAGGGTCTCCAATTTGAATAAATTTAAAGATATTAGCTCTGTCTCTTATACCAATATCAACATCCGCCTGCTCTGGAGCATAGTTTAGTTCAGTGTCTTCGTCCCACACTAAATGCGAATGTTTTCTATCGATAACTGCATTAACAATTCCATTTTTTGATAGAATGTTTAGATGTCTTGCTGATAAAATAGTAGAATCTCCTCCTCCAATATATTGCAAACTTATACTACCCCATCTATCAACATTAGAGATAATGAATCCTATCTCATCGGCGTGTGCATCTATCATAACTGTCTTATCACTTTTATTGTCAAATTTAACAATAACATTATATTGTTTATCAATTTCAATTGATGTAGCAGGAACAAATTGAGAAAGATAGCCATAAATAAATTCTGCGATTTCTTTCTCAAAACCAGAAGGAGAAGGAATAGCAATTAAATTTTGCAATAAATCAACATCACTTAGTTGTTTCATATTTTACTCCTTATACATTCTTTCCAGCATCATAAAATATTTTAGTTAATCCATTTATAACATCTTTCCAATCTGCTTTACTCTTAACTTCTTCTCGATTTTGATTAATTAAAGCAACAAATACATCCTTTGCATTCATTGTTGCTGTTCTTCTATCTGTTGATTCTTCGTCTCTATAAGATGAATTTCTTTTGTTCTCAGATTTTGGATTAGAAGTTTTTTGTTTGGTATTTTCATCCTTCTTGACAAACAAAATAGCAGGTTTTTTTACTGTCTTGCCAGTTTTTCCTTTACCATCAACTGTTCCAATTTTAACTTCTAAAACATCTCCCTTTTGAACATCTTCAAGATAAGATTGTACATTATCTGGAATTATATACCAAACTAATTTACCATTATCTTTTTTTGATTCTTCAAAACCAATGTAAGTCTTTTTCTTATCAATTACCGCAACTGTCCACTTCTTACTATCTTCATTAGATTCTGTTGTCTCGCTTTCTTTTTTCGCTTCTTTACTTGCAATTGGCTGTATAAAAGTGACAACATCTTCTTCTGTTGTTACATTAACCTTAGTCTCTGCATCAATTCCTTCCAAATAACTACCTTTTACATTATTAGCTATGCTATATACTTCTTCTTCCTCTTCTTGAAACATAACAACTCTTTTTTTAGCATTAAGCCATTTAACTGTTAATTCCTTTTTGACTTTTTCACCCATTTTATTCTCCTCTTTCATTTTTTAAAGCTTGTTGATAATTTTTTTCTTTATTCTCAAAAAATTCTTCTGTTACATTTTCTAATTCTTTTAATCCATTCTCAAATAATTCATCAAAATTTTCTAAATTTTTCTTTAATTGTTCATCTAATCTTTGTTTTGATTTGTTATAATTTTCTTCAATACGTTCTTTAGTAATATTTTCCTTGAAATTTTTAATAGCAAATTCTTTTGCTGATTGCAAATCATCATAAATTTCACTTTCATCAAGAGTAACAAATTCACTCAATCCATATGGGCGAATAATATATTTAATAATATTTTCTTTTTGAGTATAATGCAAAATTAACTCATCAATTTTTCCTTTTCCAACGATATTTTTATGAACAAAATATATGATGTCGTTTAGTTTATATTTTTGCATATTATCTCCTTTTAATTTCTTACAAGATTCATTTTTAAAAAATCAATTTTTCCCCAAGTCTTAATTCCTATATTTAATTTTTCTTTGGCAATTAAATAAATAGGTTTTTTATTTTTATTATACTTGACTCTTATTCCTTGTTTTTGCAATTGCTTTAGTACTTCGTTTGTTTCGTAATTTTTTGACACTGGATTTTCTCCTCATTGACTTTGTTTTTTCTTTCTTTAATTTTTCTTTTTTATTTTTCGCTTTAACTTTTTTTCTTTCCATTGAATCTTCGTAAGTAATAATTTTATCTTTCTTATAAATATCAGGAAATCTTTTTGCCAATGAATTAGAAAAGGGTAATTTTGAAAAATCTTCTTCCTTTTTTGGCAAATTTTTTAAAATTTCTACAATAGGTTCTTCTACCCATTTTGGCAAATGAATCAAATCTATAATTAATTCTCGAATTTGTTGAGCTTTTTCAGAATTATCATCTGTTTTGTTAGGTAAAATATTATCACTTATATCGCCCTTTTCAATCTTTGTAGCTAAAATTTTATAAGGATTATTTACTTCTTTATAAACTCCAGTTCCACCTTTCCACTTTGTATTCATTGAGAAAAATTTAATTCTTGAATCAGTTATAAGCATTTCCCAATCCGCATCTTTAGTAACTAAAATTATTTCTTTATCTTTATAATATCTTGATGCTATACTCGCAATATCATCGGCTTCTGGACTATATGCCAAAGATTCATCATCAACTTCATTTTCATTTACAAATTTTTGACCTTCTTCTGCAAATAATAAATCAGCTACATTCCAAAGATTTGAAAGCCAAATTATATGAAAATTAGTTGCTTCGTCAATAGCTTGAATAACTTCTCCAATTTTTCGGTAATGAAATGACCAATCAATTAATTCATGACTTTCTCTAAACTCTTGACGTTGTGCCTTATAATTTCTGTAATAAAATTTTCTCCAACTATTTCGACCATCGCCAGCTAAAATCACAACATCATCTTTATTAACTCCCACTCTCTTTAACAGAGAAATTAACATTTGAAAGAACGTGTAGTGCGATGGAGGAATCCAAGTATTTTCAGGCAGTTGATTATTAACTTCTTTTTGCTTTAATGAATTCCAGGCAAAGATAGCATGATGTGTCAAACTTCCTAAATCTATTATAATACATTTACTCATAGTATTTATTCTTCTCGAAGTAATTGCCAACAAGAAATATGATAATACTTATCAATTAATTCATTGAAATATTTTTCAAAAAAAGTAATATGCTTTTCTCCATATGCAATTTTTTTCTTGCAATAGATACAGTATTTATTTTCTTCGTAATTTTTAGAAATAATTAGACTTTTCATTTTAGTATAGAATTTTATCAACAATTCCCTTTTTTAAACAATCTTTAGCATTTAACCACAATTCCCCTCTTCGAGCTAAATCTAAATCCTTTGATGTTAGTTTTGTATACTTTTTATAAACATCTTCTAAATTTTGATAATGTTTTTCTAAAAATACTGCACGACATTTTACTTTTTCAGAATAATCTCCTGTAATCCCTCCCGACATGTCATGAGCCATCCACCAACCATTTTCCATCATATATCGTTTATTTCCTGCAATAGAAATTTGAGATGCCATACTACATGCCTGAGTATTTATAATAGTAATAACTTTTGACCGAAGAGTTCTCATTATATTTATCAACGCTAATCCGTTAGATGTGCTTCCGCCAGGACTATTAATCCAAAGAGTAATTGGCTTTTTGTTCATTTTATCTAAAATCAAAAATTCTTTAATCAATCTCTGCATAGATTTTTCATCGCATTTTTCATAAAGAAATAATTGTCTTGATTTTAAAATTAAATCGTCAATTTCTAATCTGGGAGTTGTCTTTTTCATTTTAAAAGTAATTGTTGTACTTCTTTAGGATAATTAGGCAAATCATTTAATTCTTTGGGTAATGCACCAACATCTATCATAGTTTTGGTATGTATAAATGCCAAAATATTCCAGGCAATAGCAGCTTCATGGTCTTCATCTAACAAGCCAAGCTTCATCTTCTGTAAGTGTCTTTCTAGACTTTCAATATATCGACTTAATGGTTGCCCCTTTTCCCAATTTCTATCTCCATACTTTTTTGCACCATTAGCATAATGCATTGCCAATCGATATAAACCAATAGGAGTAATTAAATCATATCGAGGCTTACCATCATTAGTATCTCTTACGCTGCCTGTATTAAAATTTTGTCGTTTACCAGAATCTTGAACTTTATCAAATTTCATTTAATTGCTCACTTTCTCGTATTTATACTCTTTACTAATATTTCTCATGAAAAAACTACCTATTGATTCCGAAAATAATAACTGAACAATAACATTAGGCATTACATTTTCATACTGATAAATCGAACCCTTAACAAATTCTACTTCTAAAATAAAATCATCGGTATCATAACCAATACTTTTTATTGTGCTACTTTCAACTTTTATTCTTTTCATTTTTTATAACTCCGTATTTATCTATTTGTTTACTCCAATCATTATATAATTGTGATTTTGAAGCATTTATAATTGTAGTAAAAGGTTTTCCTTCTGGATATCCAATAATTCGTGTATAATCAAATCCTCCATCAATTGCAATTAATTCACAAGAACAAGAACGAAAATCATGACGACTTCTTGAATAAATAATATCTTTACAATTTGGACATTTAATGCATGTTACTTTCGTTTTCATTTCTTTATCTCCAATTCATATTTTTCATCAATAAATTCTAACAATTCTTTCTCGCTGCGAAAAAAGCCTCCTCCACTTGAAAAAACCCAACCAACAAAACTTTCTGGATAATCTTCTCTTTTCATAGTTTGAATAACATAAATCGGTTTCTTTAATTTTCTGCAATAACCTGCTTCGTAAAAAGTTCCACAGGGAGAATCGCCTGGATGAATTTTACAAATTAAGAAGTTGCTATTTTCGACGTAGAAATCATCTCCAGGTACAACTTTTAGAAAAGGTTTATTGTTCTCGTCTAAATAAATATATTGTTTTCCTTCCCAAATTAGTTCTGAACCTTCGGCCACCTTATCATTGTAACCTGCATTAACCCATCTATTAACTTGTTTATGATAATCTAAAGGATTTAAACCAACTTTATTTTGCTCGACATTGCATGGATTGAAAATATATATAGGATTTCCATTTTTGTCTAATCTTTTACTTAATTCTTCATCCCAAAAAACTCTCCATCCTGCACCACCATCTTTGGCAGCAGTTTTAGCCATAGCACCTATAAGATAACATTTAATCCAATTATTTATAATAATTTCTTCCATAAAAAACCCCTATACTTTCCTTTTTTAATGCTATGGCTAATTGTTGAATGTGTTACTCCAAAAGCAAGAGCAATTTCATTTAAACTATTCCAAATCTTTAATAATTTATTATCTAAAGTAAATTGAGCCACTTTTTTATAATGAGCCAAACTAGAATTTAACGCTTTTTCAATAAATCGACAATTACTATATTCATAATGTTCATTTGAATTGATTCTATCTATTGTAGGTTTTTTCATTTCATAAGCTTTATCTCTAAACCAAAGTTCTTTTATTTCATCCATTGTTAATAAGAATTTAATTCCCTTTCCTCCATAATATTTATAAGCTGGATTATTGGGATTGTTACATCTTTGTTTAGCTTTATCGTAAGAAGTAAACCAGGGCTTTAATTCTTTCCTATATTTTTTATTATATAATCGATGATGTTCATTAATTCTGACTTTATTTTCTAAATATCACTGTTTTTTATATTCTTTGATTTGTTTTTTAGTTTTCATTATCTATTGTTATTGGTTTTGATTTATCCATAATTTTATCCTAAAACACTAAATCCTAATTTATTAATTATTCTAAAAATAGAACCATTATATTTTTCTTTATAGTATTTACGATTATAATGCTTTAAAAAATTATTTCCGCATCTATGAGATGCTGGTTTTTGGAATTTATCTCTGCCACATAATAAACATTTATAAGAATAATCTTGCATTTATAATTTCCAATCATAAATAGCTGAATTAGTTCTTTTGTAAAACCAATTTAAAATTTTGGAATTTAAAAATTCATCAACTGATTTATAAATAGCTACACTTTGAGAAGTAAAAGGATGTTTTATCCATCTTTCATATTCATCTTCAGGTACAATTAAAATCAATGGTTTATCCCAAGCCAATGCCATCCCACACTCAAAATAAGTACCTACAGATGGTCTAGCACTGCCAAATTGATTAAAATTTGCTACAACAATCTTTGATTTTTTAATAGCTTCTTTATCACCTTCATAAATTGCTTTAGTTGGCACTGCACTATTAGTTAATCCTTCATTATCAATAATACCATCAACTTCTCCATTCCAAGGGTCAAGAAAACAAATTTCATACATACCTTGACCTTTCCAGTTTTCATAAAATTTTCTTACTTTATATCTCCAATCTACAGTAGGTTTTTGAAATTCACCGCCTAACATAATTCCACCTAAATAGACATACATTAAATCTTTTGGAATTTCTTTAAGCATTTACTAAACCTTTTTTAAAATATTCAATTTTATTATCTTCTAAGACAGTTCGTTGAAGATGATATTCCCAACCTTCATTTTCAACTATATTATATTCATCATCATTAATGTATTTTATAAAAATTTCTCTTTTTCCCCAAAAAGCTTTATTAAACTCTTTATTCAAAAGAAGCAAATCAATTATTTTTCGATTAAGCATATATTGTAATATTCCTGAATACATTCCAAAAAGAGGGATATCATGATTTAAACAAAATGATTGTAAATCAAATCCATTATTTACTGCTTGAATAACTATTTTAATTAACTCTTTCATTTGACATCGCCATTTTGAGTTATTTTTAAATTCTCATACTTTCCAATCTCCACATCATACATATCAATAATATTAGTCAGCTCAGTAATTTTTAAACCAAATCTTCGTTTAAACTCTTTTGTACAAAGCAATAAAGCTCCGACCATATTATTATAATCTTGATATCGTGGATTTTTTCCAAGAAAATTTTGCACATAATTTAAAAGTTTAACTCTGTCAGGAGAAGAATTCCAAATGCACGTATTATCGCTTCTTTCTTCAATCAAAGACCTTAAATAAACAAAAATTTGACAATTTAATTCGCCTGCTACTTCAGCTTTAGCACCATTTTTTAATTCTTCTCGACGATTATTTTCATCTTTAATATAAGGCATAAAATCTCCTAGCGAATAACAATTTCCAATAATGGTTTATCTTCTCTTTCTTTTACATCAACAATTTTCCAAATAACACCACTCTCACTTCGTACTCTAATTGGCATTACATCTGAAGATTTTTCTATTTTTGCAATTAATTCTTTTTTAGTCACTTAATTTTCTCCTGTTCTTTAATTTTTGCAACTTGTTTCTTTGTATCGCTATCCATTTCGATTGCTAAAGAAGCATTTAAATCTGCATTATTTTTTCGAGCATTTTGTACTCCACGAATAATTGAACGTAAAGTTTTGCCAGTTAACCCAACAGTTCCTTCAATTAATCTTCCAACAACTAAACCAATCAAAGATGGACAAAGAATTATTACAAGAAGCAAACCCCAAAAACCCCATCCAACAAAAGAATTAATATAACTTTTAACTCTTTCAGTAATAGTCATCTTTCTTTCTTTCTTGGCATAATTCTCATCATAGCGATAGTAACCCTTTGAGCAAGATTTTAATGTTCCATCCTCATTCCATACAGCTTTTCCTTTACAAATCTCTTTTGCTTTTGATTTATCTGTTTGTTGAGGAACAGTATTCGGTGTATTAAAATTAATCTTGGGAAGTAAAGAACAAGAAGTACAACTTATTAATATAAACATTAGAATTAAATACAAACTTATTTTTCGGTATATGACCATTTGAATCCTCCAGTTTGACTTCTTTGTCCTTTGATACAAATCTCCCTTCTAAAACAAGTATAACATATAAAATTTTGCTTTGTCAAGGTTAAAACCAAATAATTGCAAGACCACATATACCAAGAGTTGTATATGTAATTATATCAACAATTAACAATTCATAAGCTTTTTCATTTATTTTAAATTTTATTGAGCCAAATCCTCTCCAAGCTCCTAAAAAACCAATTAATAATGCTAAACCAAAATATTTAAATATTTCAATTTTTCTATTCATTTTCTTCCACTCTTTTTACCATTGAATAATTATAAATTTTTGTTTTTATTAAATCTAAATTACAAATAATTAAAATAGATACTTTTTCTTTTCTTGATTCAAAAATTGTTCTTCTTAATCCAATTTCTAAAACAATTAAATCTTCTCCATTTAAATTAATTTTATCATTAATTAAAAAAGGTCTATCAATCATAATAATAAAACCAGCTAATATGTTTGCAATCGAATCCTTAACTGCTAATGCAATCGCCAAACTTCCTGCACCGCAAGCAGTTAAAATAGCATTAATATCTACACCTAATTTGATAAGAGTTGTAATAATTGCTGAACCAAAAAGAATAATATTTATTAATTGACTAAAGAGAGGATATAAATCATCATCTAATTTCGTCGGAGTTCTTTTAATAATCCAAGTAACAAATTTTTTAAAAAATTTATTCTTTAAAAGATAAAGAAGATACACGACAACAAATGCAATAAAAATTGTAAAGTCTTTCGTTATAAAAAATTCTTTAAGTAATTGTGTCATTATTTTTCTTCTTAATTATTTTTGTTTTACCTTCTTTATCTGTTTCAATATGTAAAACTTTTTTATCATGACTTAAATATTCTTTGATTAATTCTTTTTTAGTTAATTCAGTTGCTCCAATTGGTTTTTCTTTTTTGCTTTCATATAAGCAATAAATATTTCCTCCATTGAATCGCCAGGTTTTAATCCTAATTTCTTAGCAATTGCAACTATCTCAAAATATTCATCGATTGTAATATTCCAGATATGATTCATTTTATTTCTTTCTCAATAAGCCGACGGATGGATTCAACCTTTTCATCTAAATCTTTTGCAAATAAACACGATTTAAATTTTTCATTATCTATATTTATAAGTTCCCAATATTTAGAATTATTCAAATGCAACTTTACCCAATCTGCTAACTCAAATAATACTTCTTGTGGCAACCTCTCCAAGACGGAATCGTGGCGGGTGTTCCAGACATCTATTGCCTCTTGTTTTGCGTTATCGCCATATCGTTCTGGTGCTGATATTCCACAATCACATCTTACAAAATGAGCATTAGTCTTTAAATCACTCAACTCATCAGGGTTAACTATGTAAGCAGTATTTTGTCCACAAAACGGACATGGTAATAACTTAATCTCTTTCCTCATTTTTCTCCCCAATCTTTATTGATACCCCATCAAAAGTCGTATAATTGTTTTGTTCGTCTAAATTAATTCCAAACTGTTTGTATATTGCTTTAACTACGGAATCGTGGTAGGCTTGCCAGTCGTCGCACGCTTGGTTATATCCATAATTGCGGTCACAATCTGGACAATCATTTTCTCCATAACAATGATTATTTAAATGAAAAGCAAAATCTTCACATTTTGTTGGTTTTTTGTTTGGCTTCTTAATCTTTTTCCCCATCATCCCCTCCAATCTGCTCCATATTCTTCTTAGTTAAAGTATAACATATATTATATTGTTTTGTCAAGAGTAAACCATTTTATTAAGTAAAAAATAATGCAAAAAATAAGATATATCACAAGAAATACACTAAATATTAGCAAATAGAAAAATCCTAATAAAATCAAACTAACTTGCCAACTTGAAAAAAATGCTCCTAGAATCGATATAACCCTAGCTGGCTTCAATCCTAAGACACTTTTTTTTATTCCTAGTAGGGTATCATAGCTTATTATTTTAGATAAATATTTCATTTTATTATAACTTCTTTAATTTCAAAGAGTTAACTACAATTTTTTACTCAAATTTACGAAAAAGCGTCGTACTAACTGTACGCAACTGTAGAACAACTTCGAAGCACTAAATAAAATGCGAAGAAGTTGTGATAAAAATGATTTTTCTCTAAGATAATACGATAGTATTATCTTTAAATGTTTAATACTTATTGTTTAATACTTATTGTTTATTATGTAGTACTAAAAAAGCAACCCTCTTATGTTTGAAAAAAACAACCATGTTATGTTCTAAAATATAGACTTAGATAATAACTCTGAATCCATTTAAACGAAAATAATCATAGGTTCTCTTTTTACTGTGCTTAAAATATCCTCTTTTGATATCAATAAAACCATATTTTTTTAATATTTTTTTTGCCTTAATTACTGTATTTCTATTCATTTGCGTATCTTTTGTTAATTGAGGAATACTACGATAAAACCAACCATCACTATTAGCAAATCTATTAGCTAATTTACAAAGAAAAACGTACAAAAATTTTACTGATAGAGATAATTCTTGAAATTTTATATCTTCAAAAACGTCATGTGGACATAAAAAGTTATTTTTAGTGTTTGAAGTATACATTATTTTCTCCTTAAATATTGAAATAGTTAAAGTTACATCAAATAATATTTTAACTTCTTTAAATTCAATATGTTATGAAAATCAAAACTTAACTAATAGAAATTGTTATTCATAACTTATTCAAATATCTAACTTTACAATAAATATTATTTTCTTTTCTTCTTTTTTTCTCGTTCTATCCATCTATCAATAGCTTCTTTTGGTGTAATGTTTGTATAAATAGATGTCATTTTAATATCTGAGTGACCCATATATTGTTGAATTTCATTAATACTATATCCTTGTTTAAGCATATATTTTGCGAATCCATGTCTCAATGAATATGCTGTAAGATGTTTTGGATAGTTTAATTGTTTATTAATTCTTGTAAACATTAGCTGAATTTGTTGATAACTTATTTTAAATGCTTTTCCTGATTTATTCATAAATTTTTGAATTTGAGATTGAAATACACGTGGATAAGGAGCATATCTATCATCTTTATCTTTTGGATTACGAATAATTATCATTGGTTCATCTAAACAAATATCGTCTGTTTTTAAATTAATCAACTCATTAGGTCTTAAACCAGTATAAAAAAGAAATAATATGATAAATTGATAATATTCTGGATTTGGAAATAAATATTTGAAATAAGGAAAGATTTTTTCTTTTAATTCAGTTTCAGTAACATAAGGGCGAATATTTTTACCTATCCACTTTTGCTTTGGAAAAGTAATATCAAGATTTTTAAATTTAGCATAATGCTTAAAAGCACTTATACTAACATTGAACAAAGATTTTGATAATTTCTTATCTACTACTTGAGCCAGATATGAATTAATATTCTCTTGATTAAATTCTTTGTAATCTTTGAAAAATACTTTTATTCTTCGTAAATATGTTTTCCGAGAATTGAAAGAGTCTACATGAATTTTTAAATAATTTTCAAATTCATTTAATTGCATTTGCATTACCCCTCTTTTTGTCATTTTCTTCTGCAATTTCTGAACATGTTAAAAGTAATTCGAAAAAATCAATCGTTTCTTCAAAGTTTTTAATATAGAATTGATTATTCTTTTTTAATCTTTGACATGCTTCTTTTAGATATGCAGATTTTTTTGAGAGTTTTTTGTTTTCGAGAATTTTTAAATCCCATATTGATATTAAATTAGACATGATTATCTCCTAACTCTAGTAAAGCAAGTAAAATTAATATTAATAATATTTCAATCATTTTTTATTCTCCTTTATACAATTCGAATTCGACACATTGGATTATCGTCACATTTTTTTAAAAGCCATTGTAAGATTTCAAGAGCATATTCATAATTACCCCAACCATTTTTAGGATTCAATTGTTTATATTCTTCTGAATTTTGTATCATATCATTTATAGCATTTTTTAAAATAGGGATTGCTTTTGTGGCTGACATTTTATGTAATCCTCTTACTCCATCTTCTAATTTAATTGCTTTGTAGTACATAGGAGACACATTAAAAGTGATATTTCTTTCTTCTGTAACTTCAACAAATTTTTTACCAGTATTTATTTCTAAATTAATATCCCAACTCATGTAATAACTTCTTTCCTTTGTCTGTAATTTTTCTTTTTCCTTCTATTTTAATTAATTCCTTATATATTAAATATGGTTCGATATCAAATTCAAAAGTTTGTATTTTGATTCTTAAATAATTTGCAAGAGTCTGTTTAGATGCTCCTTTAATATATTGAGATAAATATCTTAATATTTTAATATCTTGTTGAGTTAATCCATCTTTGACAATTTTATTATTTTTAAATACTTTTTGAATATCTTGAGTGAAAATATATTTTCGTAATAATTGCCTAGCAATTCTAGGAGTAGATTTGCAGTTTTTTGCAATTTCTTTATAAATATTTTCATTAACAACTTTATCTTTATATTGTTTATCTTTGTATTTTTTAAGAATTGTAATAATTTCATCATCATTGTAATGATTTAATTCTAATTGCAAATTACATCTTTGAATCAAAGCATCTAAATTTTTGGATAAATCGCCTTTATGTGTTGTCATAAAAATAATTGTAAAAGGTTTTAATTGCTGATTATTTATTTCAAATTTTTCAATCACTGGTAGCATAAAAAATCCAACTTTACTATTAATTTTATTTGCTTCATCAATCAAAACAAATCCTCCATCACATTCATTAATTCTATCGACAAAAGATTGCTCATTTTTTAATTGACCGCCTGTTGTTTTAATAACTTTTTTATTAGATAAGTTACCAATAATTTCGGCGAGGGCAGTTTTCCCATGTCCTGCTGGTGCGGATATAAATGTATGACTAAAAGGTTCATTATTTTCTTTACATCCTTTTAATTCGTCTAAAATTTCATTTTTTGCTTCTTGTTGTCCGATATATTCTTGTAATGTTTTAGGTCTATATTGTTTACTTCCTTCTCCTTTAATCAGTTGAGAAGTATCTAATGCTTCAGGTTTAATAGTAATTTCTAAAGGACTATCTTTTTCTTTAGAAAAGTAACCTTCCTCTTTTAAATTCCAAAAGTTTTGCCAAATTGAAGTTGTATTCATTTTAATCCCATCCCCATTCTATAGAAAATCTAATACTTATTTTTTTTACTCCCAACCAAGCAATAGAAAATTTAAAAATTCCAAATGCAAAAGTTTTCCACTTGATTGTTTTTCTTTTTTTAGTTAGTGTTTTTAATATTTTTTCTGATTCTTTCATCTTGTATCTTTCTACATTTTTCGCTACAGGGAGCATTTGGATTAATAGGCAGTACAGTATACCATTTACATTTTCTTTTACAAATTGGACAAATGTGAATTGTTGGTTCAAATTTATTCAAAATTAATAATCTCCTTTTGTTAATAAATTTTCCATAGCCCATGTCTTTGCCCATTTACATACTTTCCTTCTTCCCAAAGTTTCCCATTTTCATACCAATACTTCCATAGCCCATGTCTTTGCCCATTTACATAATTTCCTTCATACCTAAGTTTCCCATTTGAATACCATTCCTTCCATAGCCCATGTCTTTGCCCATTTACATAATTTCCTTCATACATAAGTTTCCCATTTACATACCAACTCTTCCATAGCCCATGTCTTTGCCCATTTACATACTTTCCTTCTTCACAAAGTTTCCCATTTGA